CTTGAATACACCCAAGGTTCATAAAGACCATCTGGTGTAGTAAATAATTCGGTCATTGAATTTATATCATTGGTATTCTTATAGAAAATATCATGATTTCCAATTATGAAATGAGTATCAACACCCATTTTCCATAATCGTTCTACAAAATTTTCTCTTAAATCATTGGCAGTTTTAAAATTGATGTATTTTCTTCTGTCAACAACATCACCTAAATGAATCAATGTTTTAATATTGCGTTCCTCGAGAAGAGGAAAAAAAATATTATCATAAAATTTACGAAAATAATTAGAGAATATCACATTGTCATTTCTTGCTCCCCAATGAGTATCCGTGATTAATGCTATTTTCATACGTAAACTGTTCCTATGTTAGAAATAATATTATCTTTTTTATCGTCAACCGGTTCGTCTTCTTTTTTCTTTCTTTTTGCAAATCTTTTTTCTTCAAAATCTTCTATGAATTTAGCTATAGCTAGTCTAGAATCAGCAGATCCTATTAAATTTAAATATTCTTTACTATCATCAGGACTGCTATCTATATGATCGTTCAAATAAGATAGTCTATCCATTTCTTTATATTTAATATATAAATTCTTTTTTTCTTTTTGAATTCTTCTAACAAAAGCCCAATAAATTATTTGAGTAAAATATGCAAATGGGTTTTGTGATTTTTCTGGATTAAAATTATTAACATATTGAAGACAGTTTTCTATACCATCAGAAATCATGTCATCTTTAAATGCATAATTTATAAAATTAGGTCTAAAAGAAAGTCTTTGTGCTATAAGTAAAAAACACTCTCCCACATAATCTGGAACAGGGGGTGTTTCTACATTTTCTTTTTCTGCATCGCTGATTTTTTCTTTATACTCAATCATGGCTTCAAGAAAATGTGCATTATTTATATAATTGGCCATTATGCCTCCTTGTTAAATGTCTTAATAGTATAATATATTATAATAACATGAATATGTGCCGTTTGTCAAGGCATTTATCTAAAAAATTAAGAATTTATTGGAACAGTTATAATAGTGTATTCAAATTGTTCTTCATTATAAAGTTTTATTCTTTCTACAAAATGTTTTAAGGTATAGTTTTTATAACTTTTATAAGAAAAATCATCCGATATATCGTATAACGTGGCTATTTCTTTCGACTCATTTTTTCTAAGTCCTCTTCCTATGCTTTGTAAATTTCTTACTCTTGATTTAGAAGGAGAAGCAAAAATGACATTATGTAAATTAATGATATTGATGCCAGTAGAAAAGGTGCCGTAACTCGCAACAATGATGGCATTTGTTTCGTTTTCAACGATTCCTCGAATATCTTCTCTATCAGTTGTTTCTGTTCCGCCATATACGAAAAAGATTTTTCTTCCATCTTTAGCCTTTTCTTTTATAAGATCATAAATTATTCTTCCGTGCTTTTCTACCATTTGAAATAGCACCAAAGTATTATTGGTTAAACTTATTGCAAGATTTCGAATAAATCTATTTCTTCCTTCATTCGAAACAATAACGTTGAGTTCTTCTTTATAATTATACGATTTGACCTGTTGACACAATTTTTCAGGATATTGTAAAACTAAACACTTAATCTGAAATGGAGATAATGTATTTTTGTCTATTAACTCTTTTGTGGTTGTTACTGTGTGTGTTTTTCCAAACAATCCCTCTAAAACTAATTTATGAGTTAATGTTCCATCCAAAGTTCCTGTTGTTCCAAATTTATATTTTGTTTTAATTGTTTTTTCCATTATTGATGTGAGTGATTTTGCTTTAAAAAGATGTGCTTCATCGCCCAAAATAAAATCAAACTCAGCATAATAATTAATGGTCATTTTATATAAAGATTGCCAAGTAGAAATATAGATCGGTTCAGATGACACTTTATCTTTTCCTGCATAAATTTGATGAACGTTTTCTGAAACATCCCAATTATCTGTTTTGGAATAATCTGCAAAATCACTCTTCATCTGTGCAACTAAAGATGTTGTAGGAACTACTATTAATGCTTTAAAATTTGGAAGTTTTTGTTGATAATATCTTAAAAGAAGATATATTATGAAAGATTTGCCCGAGGCTGTAGGAGAGAGAAGCAAGCATCTTTCATGATTTATTGCATATAAAAAGGCATCAATCTGATAGTCTCTAGCCTGAAGATTCAGTACAAGACTTTTGACAAATCTTTCATAATCTTTTTTGTTATATTTATTTAAACTTCTAGGAAAACTTTTATATTCTATTTTATATTGTCTTTCTTTTGTAAATCTAAGCAAATGATCTAATAGTCCAATGTACAATTCTTTTGATCTTAAATTATAAAGTCTAATTTTTCCATCCCACATTTTATTTTTAAAAGACGGCATAAACTTATAACCGGGAATAAAAAAAGTAAAGTATTCACTTATCTCTTGCTCAATGCCTGGTTCTGCCTGAACCAACATGTGTACTTCATTTTTCTTATCAATAGATATTTCATCAATCATTTCTTAACCAGACTTTTGAAGCCGCCCAAATGTTATCAGGAAATATCCAAACTTCAGTAAAAATTTCTCCAACTGCTCTTGCAACATTTCCCCAATTATAATCATGTCCCATAATTAAACCGTCTTCTTGTACTATTGGTGTCCAGCAATTTATATCAGTTTTAACACTTTCATAACTATGATCACCATCTATGAAAACAAAATCAATCGATTCTTTATCAAATTGTTTTGATGCATTATCTGATCTATCTATGATCAGTTCAAGATTTGGAAATTTAAGGGCTTCTTTTAATACCTGTTTTTTAAGCACAGCTAAAGATTCATCATTATATTCTTCATTTATGCGTTGTTCATATAATGTATTGTCTGGTTGTACTTTATAAGGATCGACACCGTACATTTTTAGTTTTTTATTTCCCTTATCCAACAAACTAAACATGTTTTCGCCGTTATTCACTCCTATCTCTACACCTATTTTATAATTAAACTGAATACATTGAATGTTTATTACTTCCCATCTTGGCCAAGAAGAAGGATACGCAAATTGGGCGCCTGTTGCTATTAAATCTTTTGGGCTAGGATTATTTTTCATTTTAACAACTTAGCCCATTTTTTAATAATTACATCAGGATCAAATTTTTTCATATCGACTGATGTTTTTCTTTTTTCAATATCTACAGTCCAATCATAAACATCATCTATAGTTGTATTTTTTCTTATAAACATGTTATTTTCATCTGTCAATATTTCTTCAGCCGCATCTGATTCGTGTGTTATTACGGGTACTCCTAATTTATTTGCTTCAAGATAAACAAGACCAAATGTTTCTTGAGGCATTCCAACTCTAAAAAGACAAGCGGCATTTGCTAGACTTTTTAAAACAGCTTCATAATTTAATTCTCCTAAAAAGTGAATAGGATAATTATTTTTATTAACTTCTTCAATTAAATCTGTAAATATCTTAACATCTCTTTTTTGTCTTTGAGGGGGACAACAAACATAAAAAGGTCTTTTCATTCCCTTATCATAAAGAGCAACATAAACCATCAATGCTTCTTTAAACCCCTTACCAAAAGCACTCATCCAAAAAAGATAATCTCCTCTTTTGCTCTTTGGCTTCTGTTTATCTATGCCCTTGGGAAACATATAATGAATAGTTTGATCACCTTTTACTTTTTTACCTTTATTATGAACATAATTTTTAAGTGCATCTGATAAAAATAATCTAGGAACTTCTTCATGACAAGTTGTCCAATTATGCAACCAAATATAATTTTTATCTCCACTATTATTTTCTAAAGGCGACAATGCTTTAATATGGGGGTTAAACATTTGATAATACTTCCAAGTATTACCAGTATATCCAATATGATTGCAATTTATTCTTACTCTTGATCTAGCATAAAAATGTCTATAAACATTTAAATGTTTTACGCCATTTATTATTCGATCACTTCCATCTGCGTGAGAATGTACTAATCCAACATTAAAATTTTCACTAGCAAGTTTTTCCGCAACTGTTAAAACTTGTCTTTCAGTTCCACCCATTGCTCCACCATCAATTTCAAATAATTGGGGAGAAATAATCAAATAATCATAACTCATTATGCTCCTGAAGTAAATTTTCTCCAATCAATTATATTCTTGATCAAAAAATTTCTATTGACAACTGTTTTTATAATTGATTCTAAATAATTTATTTTTTCTTTTTGATATTCGATTTTTTCTTGCATATCGATCATGTCTTTATCAGAATTTAAAAATCTATCCAAATCTAATTTATTTCTAGATTTAATATCTAATTCAAATGGCTCCCAATTCATACTATCTAAGGTATTTTTATCAAGTTTACCTGTATAATAAAGCCATTTCAATTTAGACAGTTCTTTCTTCCTCGACTCAAATTTTACGAGTCTTAGTTTCTCTTCTGAAAAAATTTTAAAATATTTGTTGTGAAGTTCTGGTATTCTTTTTGATTCTGTGTCTAATTGTACATCATCTAAAACACAGTCACTGGTCCATAATTCTTGTATGTTTTCTAATTTCATTATACCTCATAATCAATGTTCTCCAATAATTCTTTCTATTTTATATGTAGAATATGCAAATGTAGCATCTGAAGCAACAACTTCTGAATCAGCAACATCAGAAGACATTTCTATATCTGTTAAGTCTACAGGAAACAAATCTGTGAATTTTGCAACATACTGCATATTTTTATTACTTGTAAGAATTGATAACGTGCCATCAGAATATAATTCTCCCTTAGGATTAGGCACATTTGCTTCTGCAAGTTTTCTATATTGTTCTTGATCCTCAGGATAAGTAATTCCTTTTATCCAATCATAAACTTCTAACCAATTTTTCAATTCTTCGTCTATTATAAATCTAACACGTAATTCATTATATTGTACTTTATCGCCCGCAATAGGAATATCCCTAAACGGATTTGTAATCAAAGTTTGACCTGCTGATAAACCTGGCAAATTACACGATTGACAGAAAAAATTCACATGTGGAATTTTATCAATCATAAATTTAAATCCCGTGGGTATAAAATAATTTAAATTTTTTGGTTGCTTGCTAGATTCTGCCATAGTTCATCTTCCGATACGTTTGGTATATTTTCTAATGATTGATCTTGATCGATAACTCTTTTAATTATAAGATCATCATGTATATTTAGTAAGTAATAGAAACCGTCTATAAATTCCTCTATCATATTATTAGATGCTCCTTCTGATGGATATCCATCAGTACCATCATACATATTGTCTCTTTCACCAAATATATCAAAACCTATTAAATATTTTGTTTCTTTAGGATAATAATGATGTGACAATCTTATAGCTTGTATACCTGCACTTAATCCCCAACCATCATCTTTCCAAGGAGTATGCATTATTTGACTTTTTTCTTTTGTCCAAGTTATGTAATTATGATCTCCCCATCCAGTATAAATGAATTCATAACCAGTTGGTTCATTTTCATATAATATAGCTTCATCAGAAACCTGCATCGAATCTCTAAGTTCTCCTGGAAGAGTATTCATATTGCTAATAATAACCTTATTGTTTAAAGAATAATCACTATCAAGAATTTCATGAGTGCAATGAGGATCTATTGTTAAAAGAAAATCAGGCGCAAAATCACGATATAAAGCATTACATCCAAAAGTCCATGCTTTTTCTTTAATTTTATATAAATCCATATGCTGTCTGGATTTCCCATTTCCTATTATAACTACTGCCACGTTATCTCTTCCATAAATTGTTCCGTTGTTATATTATCAATATTTTCAATTTTTGTATCATCATCTATAACTCTTGTTAATCTTATTTTTGGACAAAAATGATCCTTCAACAAATAAAACAATCCAATTCTTTCATCTTCCGCCATATGAAATTCTTCATTGGATGTTATTCCCTCCTTAAACATTGTTGGATAATTAGGAGAACCCTCATAAATATTTTTTCTATCACCGAATAAGTCAAAACCTATCATATATATTTGATCTTCTGGATGAAAATGATATGCCAATCTAATGCTCTCCCATCCAGAATTTACTGGATATATCTTCTCGAAAGGCACTAAAGAAACTTTATGTCCTTTGGGTGTTTTTTTCAGTATATCCTGTATATTACCATATCCATATTCAGTTGTATAAACTTTATTTTCTTTAGAATATCCAGACTCAATTATTTCTTCAAGCATCATTGGATCACATGTAAGGAGTATGTCTGGAGTAAAATCACGATAAAGACCATTACTTCCATATATTGTACCGTATTTCTTCAAAAATTGCAAGTCTATTTTTTGTCTTGACTCGCCATTACCTATACAAAAAATCATGCTTTTTTATAAATTTCACGTTCTATGTTTTTAATACCATGTGTATACGAATATACAACATGAACTTCAATATTTTCTTTTATTGTTTCAGCTATTTTATTTCTCCACCAATCTTTCGATTTTAATGTACAATGAGCATTTTCACCATTTGGTAAAATTTGACTGGCAGGATACATTGCTATATTTAAATAAGTACATTTATTTGATAATGTAAAAATTTCTTTTAAAGTGTAATTTATTTCTTTTTCTGGAACATGTTCTAAAACATCTGTACAAATAACACAATCAAAATTGCCAGATGGCAAAAGACCCCATTTTGGTATTGCAGGATCATAAAGCCCCATCTTATCAAGTCCCCATGATAAATGAATCCTATCTTCTATGTAATGTTTTGCATTTCCACATCCATAATCCAATGCGGTTTTTGATTTTGTAGTTTTTATTAATTTTTTGATATTGTCTAAATGAAGCGTAAGGGAATTGCCAGGATAAGGAGGAAGTTGTTTATATAAATCAATTTTAGAATGCATAATGTCTCCAAAAACAAAAAAGGAGAAGGTTTAACCCTTCTCCTTTATGTATAATCTAAATTTTCAGAGAAAATTACATTAAGTTATTTACTCTTACAATTCTGTAATACTCGTTACCTGCGGCACCAGCATTATCTGCACTAATATCAGCACTACCTGAGCTTGTGCTATCTGAGGCTCCAGTTGCAAATGGATTTCTTACAAGACCATAACGAGTCTTAAATCCAATTTTTGGCTGGAAAGTGCTTGTGTCAACTGCACGTACCATTTGCAATGGAACGTATGGGCAGTAGAACATACCAGCATCATATGAAGATGATCCTTTGTATCCAACTACAAAGTAATTAGCATCATTTGTTACTGCATATGGATCAACATAAACACGATAGCGCCCGTTAAGTACACCAACAAAAGTGTTTCCTGAATCATCAGGATTAAGATTGTTGCTGTCAAGAGCAGGAGCGTAATCAAGAACTCCAGCCATTTGAAGTGCGGAAGCAACATCTGAAGAGGTCATAAGGATATTACCTTTTCCTCTACGTGTCTTCTTCGCAATCTCATTGGCTTCTCTCTCTATCTGGAACATGAGACCTTTAAACTTCTCTACGGACCAGCGACCATTTGAGTCTGTGTCAAGATCAAAGATACCTGACTGTGTGGTGTTATTTTGGGCACCAACTTTGGCTTCTCTGTAAATCTTGCGAATAACTTCACGGTTAATTTCTGCAAGAATCTCAGCGGAAAGAATATTGCTGAGTTCTGTTTCTGCATCAAGACCATGAACTGCTTTAAGATCCTGAGCAACTTCCATTGTGTAATCCGCTCTTAAGGCTCTTGTTTTCGCAGTAACAGTAACCTTCTCAATCGAGAAAGCCATGTTATTAGGCGTCATTGATTCACCTGCGGCAGTTGATAATCCACCACTCGCTAGTGTATGTGAAGCGTTAGCAGTACCATCAGTATGAATATGAAGTCCTGGTGTATTATCTGCTTGTACCACATTACTGTTAGCAGAATAATTTGTGTCTGCTTCGTTGTAAAGTGCTTCAGGGGACTGGTTCATTGTGACATATCTTGCTCTCATAGCAAAAATAAGACCAGTAGGACCAGTCATTGGTTGCACACCACAAACATCGTATGCAATCAAGTTAGGCATTGCTCTCCTGACAAGAGAAATCATAATAGGATCATACTTTGCAACACCACCCTGATCGGGGAATGCGCCTGAAGCCTGCCCGGCCTCTGTCAAGAAATTTTGGGAAGAAAGAACTTGATTGTCTTCCTGCATGGACTTTTCTTGATTCTCCAAAAGAACAGTTGTTACTGCTTTTCTATATGGGTCTGAAATGTTACCCAATTCTGGATGGTCAAGAATAGGAGCCCACTTTTTTTGTAAATGTTCTGATAGATACATGTGTAAATCTCCTTAATTGTTATTTAATAATGGTTCTAGAAATAGCAGTTGCATACTGTTTAATGTTTTCAGGTGCTTCTGCCATCACATCGTCTGAAGAGTCTTCATTCGGTTCCATGTCGTCTTGTGTGTCCTCACTCAAAACCGTTTTTTCTTCAGCATCTTCTACACGAAAATACTTGTCTTTAATGATCTGAAGTTTTTCAGTATATGAATCTTCGTTTTCATATTCAATACCTTCTGCCAATTTGATCATTTTTTCTTGATCAACTTCGGTCATTCCTTCTGAAACAGTATACAAGGAATCCATCTTTTTGTACTCTTTGAGTTCTTTAGATGAGTCGATGTTTTTTTGTATTTCAGAATTTAACGATCCCTCAAGATCTTCGACTTTAGCAAACAGATCATCAACTAGATCAACCTTTTCGTCTGGAATATCGACATAATGTTCGACAAACAGATTTTTAAGACCGACCATGAAATCTTCAACAATTTCTGAGCGAATACCCTTATCAACTGCAAGTTCATTTTCTTGCATCCATTCTTTAACAACATAATTCATGAAATCATCTACCTTTTCAATCATAACAGTACGATTGTTTTCAACGGCTTCTTGAAGTTCTGTTTTGTATTGCTCGTCAAGTTTGTCTATTCTTGTGGAAATTTCATCATTGACTCTGGCAAAAACTGCGGCTTCAAATATAGTGGCCGCTTTTTCTTTAAATTCGTCTGAAAGCTCTTCGCCTTCAATAAGTGCTTTTACATCACTTTCCAAATTGAATTCTTCTCTAGCAACTACTTCTTTTGTTTCTTTATTTTCAGAAACAATTTCATTACCTTCTTCATCGAATTCTGCATCATCAACTTCGTTAAGTGCGCCGAGGATTTCAGCAACTTCTTCTTTGCTCATCTCGTCTAACTTATCGTAAATTGATTTAATAAGTGACATTTTTGATGCACTTTCAGAAACACCGCCTTTATCAGCAGGACGTTTCTTAGCAGATGGTACCCCTTTTGTAAAATCTGGTTTGGGACCATCGGGAACTTCGTTATTCACACCCGTATCTGTTGCTTTTGCGGGAGCTTTTTTGATTGGTTCTTTATTTTTTCCGGCGCCTGGAAATGAAGCCTCATCTACTTGAGTATCTTCATTAGTAGCATTGTCTTCTAGAGTTTCCTCTTTCACTTCTTGCTCCGCGGCCTCGACTTTTTCTTCTGACATGTGATAACTCCTTAATTTTGTGAGAATTTTGTCTTCTGTCTCATGTTTATATTTATACAATTATAGGTTTGAAAGAAAGCTATTAAACGATCTTAACTTTACATTCTCTAGTTGTGTAGAGGGTGCTTTAGTAATTTCTTTTTTAATAGCAGAAAGTACTTTTTCTTTAAGAATACCCGATTCCCAAACCCACTCTTTTCCTTCCATGACACCCTGAACAAAGGCCTCGGGAGCAGAAGGGTCAGCAACTATATCAGCGGCAGTTGCTAAATAAAAATCATCTTTTACGTATTTCACTCCACCTTTTTCTTCTAAAGAACCCATTCCCCTAGAAGAAACTCCTAATTGTGCGCCATTTTCAATAAGATTTTGCACAATTTTCCCATATGGAGTATCGATAATTTTTGCTTTGCCGACAACATTATTACCGTCTTCTTTCAATTCGGTAATCATATGGGACACTCTTTCTAAGTTTATACCAGGACCATCGGGATGGCCGAGTTCTCCAAATGCTCTATTTTTTCCAACATAACCTTCATTATATCTCTGAATTTCTCTCATAAGAATCTCTTTGGGATAAACTCTTCCATTCTTATTTTTCACTTCTGCCATCATGAACGGTCCATGAATATATAGAGACTTCTTCCCGTTCTTTTCTTCTGTAACATATTCTATATTTTCGGTAACTTCTGTAATTAATATCATGACTTAGCCTTTTTGTCCTGGTGTT